ACCGCAGAGGGAATTCCTGCGGTTCCTTTAAACTCCAAAGCCCCGCTGAGAGGTGGGGCGAATGGTGCAAGTGGTTCGAAGGCCCTAAACCCTTCTCAGAGCTCTCATCAGCAATTGGGCGCTCCTCGTGCACATTCCGCTCCCCAAAAGAGCAGGCGGAGTCTAGCGAATGGAAAGCAGCAGTAGAAGCTTTTCCCGAATTTAATAAATACGGATGGCCTAGCAGAGATGCGAAGGCTGAAAAGACCAGCTTCGAGCTGCAATGCGATGCTTTTATAGACTCCCCCCCTCCCTCAAAAGAACTAAGAGAAGACGCTTTGGCTCGCGTCATTCCTCACTACGTACGCCACACACTCCCCACATATTTGCATAAGTACAATCGAAGAGATTGGAATCAAGTAATTGACAACATCAAGCTTTTAATAAAGGCCGACTCCAGTCCAGGATCTCCTTACGCGTTAGAGGCGGTTAGAAATGACCAACTCATGGCGCGAATGGGTTCAGAATTTAATGAACTAGTCTTGGACCGTATAGAGAAGCGTTTAGCTTTGTCCAATGAAGAGATTGCAAAGATGAGCCGACAAGATCGCATAAATTATGGGCTATGCGACCCGGTCAGAGTGTTTGTTAAAAACGAGCCCCATAAAAAGACTAAACTACAAGAAGGAAGGTTTAGACTCATAATGTCTGTTTCGATAATAGACAAAGCAATAGAAATGCTGCTTAATGCTCCCCTACATAAACTAGAAATTGCGAACTGGGCGAGAATTCCTTCTAAACCAGGTATAGGTTTTACCAGAGAAGACAACCAACTTGTGTACGATGACATCATGTCCCATGGAAATATGGCTTTTGCCGATATAAATAAATGGGATTGGAGTTGTAAATTTTGGTTGATGGAGGATTGTGTCACAGCGAAGGTTAAGCTGTGTAACAACCCTTCTCCCGATTGGATAAAGTTGATCTCTTTGGAACCGATTATTGAGTCTGAATCAGTCTATCAATTTTCAGATGGACTTATGGTTGCCCCACATTACAGAGGAATAGTAAACTCTGGCAAATACAAGACTAGTCGCGACAATTCTTTTATGCGAGTTTTACTTGCATTTTTGATTGGAGCAGACAAAGCCATTGCTGCTGGAGATGACACTGTAGAAAGCTTCATAGCTGGAGCAGAAGCTCGTTACGAAAGCTTGGGGTGGAAACTCAAGGACTATCAAAGGGTAGAGAAAGGATTTGAGTTCTGTTCTAGATGGTACGAAGACGGAGTGTCTTTCCCGCTAAACGCTGGAAAGATGTTGATGAACTTCTTACACACTAAGTTTAAAACAGAATTTGAGTATGACATGCAGTTAATGCAATTGACTGATCAATTGGAATACCATCCAGATTTCCCCAAAATAAGCGCTTTTATAGAGCAGCTTAATCTAAGTCCTGTGAGCAGGTGGGGCTCAAATAATAAAAACTAAAAACCATGCCTCGTAAGCAACGTAGCAAACTCGTTCGACCTTTGACAGAAGCGCAAGCTAAAAAGTTGAAGGAAAACAACAAGAAAAGGCGCCAAAAGCGTCAGAACAAAAACAATCTCGGTGGAAATAACAAACCTCGTAGCCCAGCTACGATTATTAACACCCTAACAAAATCGATGAATAAAATGAACATCAAAGCCTCACATGCGACTAAACCATATGTGCAGGCACGACTCCATTGTTGTGTACCTCGGACTCTTCCTAGAGTTCCTGATGGAAGCAACACAAGAGCTCTTAAGATCTGCTTTTATTCAGTTGATCGCCTATCATTCACCGGAACAGGAGCCAAGACTGCTTCATTGCAATTCAATCCTTGGGTTCCTTGTCCTGGAATGCTCATTTCTCCAGGAGGAGATGCCGTTTTAAACGGTTTCACTCTCCCTGCCAACCCTGGAATCATCAGTGGTGGTTTTGGATTACCGGAGCAATTCGCTTCGTTAGCCAAGGCTTATACCGCCCCTGGTTCAACATCTAATGCATTTGATGTCTACAACGGAGCTACACTTCGCATAGTCGCTCAGACTCATGCCATCAGGTATACTGGCCCGGTTAACACGTGCTCAGGTGTGATTCGAGCTTGGGAGAATGAAAACACTTTGAATGAAGTAGGCTTAGTGACCACTTACTCAGCAACATCCTCACAACCTACTACGGGAATTTCCGGTCAGGTTTTTGGAGCAGGCACACTTTGGACTAGAAGCGTCCCCATTGGTACGACCATTTTGTCGTACGATGGAGCACCCGCTGCTACGACCATACCAGCAACCGCCATGAGCGGCAGACCTGAACAAGGCATGACATTGCGTCTTCCACATAAGACCAACAATTATAAGTATGTACCTGTCATGAATGTGCCCCCAATACTGGCTGCATCCGGAACTCTCG